GCATCATCTTTGTATTGAGTACTTTCCCTTCTGCATTCGTTCCTTCATCAATAATCTCAGCTTGTTTTGAGTTCATCACGTTCTGAAAAGTGTATTTATTGCCTGCTTTTGATGTAAATTCTTTTGTCTTTAATTGGAATGCCATAATATTTAGTCCTCCTTATAATGTGCTGCTAAAATTACATATTCTAATGCTTCTACTTCCTCAGCTCGTGTAAATGGCGGAAGTTTTTGAATACGGCAATCTTCACCTGTCACACGTTTGTTTAATTTTGTATCATGTAACATAACATCAAATGATTCACCACTTTTATAAAGCTGTAACAAAACTGGTACTGATGCCGATTCAGGCTTTAATTTCAAAGTAAATGTTGCTGTATCATTATTCGATTCATTGTACGTAACATTGCCATCTGCTCCAACTGTTTGTGACCATTTGTCCTCGTTTGGTTCTGCTGAAATAGCGTCACCATCTGCAAAACCAGTAATAATATTGCCAGCAACAATGGCTTGTGTATTTTTAAAATTGTGTACGCCCAATCAAAAAACCCCCTTACAGTGTTAACACACCATTAATTTGTACTTTTTCTACGCCACCAGCAATCACTAAACGGAAATTAATATCTGGTAAGATACGCTGTGCAATTGTATTTTTCGGAATATCTTTACGACGTGGGAACGTAATTTGATAATCTGGTTCTCCATTGTCATCTTCAGCAATAATACCTTGTCGATATGCCGCCTTAAAACGTGTATCCATGCGTGCTACAATCATTGCAATGCCCCCGTCTGTATATGGCACTTTCTTTACAGTCGCCAACAATTGAAACACGTCCTCACGTAACCTAGCCCGAAGGAAGTAGTCAGCCTGAATTACGTCCAAATATTCTCCGCCAATTGCTTTTCCACTTGCATTAATCAGCCAACCCATCTCATTGATACATGTTGTTGCATTGTTTGCTATAACTGTATTTATTTCTGCATTTGATAACTTAGCAGCACCTACACCATTGATTTGCTTATGACTGAATATATACGAACCTATAACTTGTGGAGCACCATAGGCTATTAATCCCTCAGCGTGATACGAATGTTCATCGTCATGTACTGAAATTAGAACATTTTCGTATTTATTTTTTAGTTCTTCCGTTAATGCAACATTTGTAGTTGTGACACCGTAAATTTTTTCTTGTGTTGAAATCCATTCACATAATGCTTTAATTTCCGCGTCACCATTTTCTACTGATACAAGATAAAACCAATCGTTATTTGTTTTTACAAGATCATTTAATGCGGCTGGTAATGTTGTAACATCATCTTTACCAGATGTGTACGATTTACCATAACAAGCCAACTCTCGTATCTTTGGTGATTGGCCAAACATACGTGTTGCTAATTTGTACTCATTAGTTGTTTCCGCAAAGTCCTCTGCTACTTCTGAAATATCTGTATAAATCTTGTACCCTAAATCCTTATTTGTTGCGAGCATCATAGGCAAACCGAAGCCTTTCTCTGCAACTGGCTTTGTCTCACGTGTGATATTAACTTCTACAAACCGTGATTTATCGGATGCGGCCATGCCATCACTCTCTTTCTATTGTTATTTTGTATTCGACTTTATCGAAGTAATCTATTTCATATTGATCTGTTTCGTTATATCGAATAATTACGTCAAATCCCCACTTTTCATCATAGGAATCCACAAGGAAAGTCGTTCGATTTCCCACTTCTGAAACGTTAGCAACTGCTACTCCCAATCCATCTAAAAAGAAAGAACCTCGCCCCTCAAACCACTTTCGAAGCTGTGTAGCTACTTCAAAGGCGTTATCATGCGAAGTTCCATAAATATTGAATGAAATTGTGAAATTGCGTTCTTGCGTCCGTTTTTCAATCAAAGAATTTGTTTGGTCTACATGTGAAATATTTTCCCTACCTTGCCCTTTTCGATCACCAATAATCTTATAGGTACTATAAGGTAGTATTGGTAAATCGCCTGTCTGGTCAGCACGAATGATAGTTAAAGACGTATCTGTAGCTACCTCATTACGGATCAATTTCATTAAAGTCATTTCTTACGCCACCTTAACAAATATATATTGACGTCTGTATACACGGAATAATCTTTAAAAGCTTGAAGTGTATAACCTTGACCATTGTAATCCACTTTAGTACCTTCAGATATTTGCTCAACAGTTAGCAATTTCTTTTCTTTCACCGTATATGTCCCATTTTCAGCATACTTTAAGTCGTCATTACTGAGTGGAAGAACAATTCCTGTCATTTCTGTAGGTACTTCTTGTCCTGAAACCCATTCTCCATCAACATATCCACCTTCACCATTTAAATGGGCAATAAAAGGTACACCTTGCGACTGGATAACTGGAGCAAACAACATTTTTTCTGGCATTAACGTCTCACCACCTTATAAGTGATCCTTTGACGTAGGCCTCCACTATCAATTAGTGGGTTACTAGAACCTTTTTGTGCGATAGTAGACGGTGCGTTCGGAGGGCTATTTAAATCCGTTAGTTTTTCCTGAATATCTCCCACCATCTTTGCGCCTAGTCTTTCACATAATGTTCGAGCATCCATTCGACCTTGTAATACATGCTCTAATTGTTTTTTCATAAACTTGAACCATTCTTTATTTTTATCATCGAATGTGGACCGTAAAAATGAACGCTCTGGAATCACTATTGAACCTTTTTCTTTACGTATAGTGATACCAAATTCATGAACTCCAGCAATCATAGCGTAGAAAGAATCATCACTACCGAATATCCCTACCTCAACGTCATATTTTCCTAGCTCACTTAATGATTGAATGATAATCGGAATATTGTTACTCCCACGTATACGAACACCCAATTAAATCACCACCAAATTAATATGCTTTTTTGGTTCAAGCTTTAATTCAGCTATGTCATCCAAAATCCGTTGGTATTCTTGCCCATACTTTGTTCCTAACAATCCGATGTTTTTATTTGGATCACTGTATTGACGCTCGATAACGTCTACTTTTTCACGAATTACTGTTTGGTCTTTTGCAACACTTAAAACAGCTAAGTGAGCAGCTAAATAACGTGCTAAACGTTCTTGATATAATTCTGGAACAGGCAAAGAGGACACTTCAAGCGAAGCATCCTCAATGTACATTGTTAATCGGTCGTCTGATATAGAAGTAAATTCATCACTAAGCATATGAATACGCTCAATTGAAGTTAATAACATTATGAATCCCTCCTATTTTTCAGGATTTTTCAATTCTTCAATGCGTTTATCAATTGCATCCAGTACAGTTTTTCGGTCCTCTTCAGCTTTTAAGGCCTCTAACATATCAATATCGAATGCATCCTCAATCATTGCTATAGCATCCTTTGCAGATGGCTTGGATTTCTCACCTTCATAGACAAATTCACCTTTGTCATTAAGGTGCTTCATCAGTGGATGAGTAAGAAAATGTTCAAACTCCTTCTCGTCCACTTTATTTGTACCCGGATTAAGTGTTAAACCATTGGCTGTATATGCGTGATTTCCTTTGTTTTGTACTAACATCAGTTATTCCCCCTTAAATTCCATCCGCACGGCAAATAGCCATAGGATAACGAATAATTAAGCCTGTTGTACGCTCTTCAAAAGGCACTTTGGTATTTGGAAATGCGTATTCTTGTGGATGACGTGTAATATCTAATGGAATACCAAGTTCCACAACGTCAGGAGAAGAATCAAGAACTACAAAGCACTCTGTACCCGCCAACCCTTTTTTAGCTAGATCATTTATTGTTTCAATACGCTTAAACCAGTTTTGAGATTTAATGTACTCTATCACTGATTGTTGAGTGTATTCATTGAACGTTTTTTCTAACTCCTCATTTGAGTCAGGCGTTAATAACAACGTATCAGCTTCATGCCCATTTAATTTATTTACCATGTTTTTTACTTTTCGAATGTCTGCAACGATTTCTTTACCTGTCTTGTCTTTCCATTTCGTAGAAGTGCCTGCCTCATTTTGTGGAGTTGCATACACTTGAATACCCACCGCATCTGTTAATCCTTTAATGCCATGTGTTTTATCACCTGAAAAAGCGACTTGATTCTCTTTTTCAGCAATTGCCTTACGTACTGTATCTGCTTTAGTAACATCAATCGGACGCCCTGCCATTTCAGCCTCACGCACTTCCTGCACACCAATATTAAAAGCAGCAGCAATGGAATAGATTTTGATCGTTTCTTCTGATAAGTCTGCATCCACTAAAGGCACATCAGTTGCACCCGGAGCTAGAATTTTAGCAGCCCCTGAACGTGTTAAAACATCATAGCTATAGGTTTTTGCTCCTGCCGGAATATCAGTTTTTAAAGAAAAAATAGATCGTGCCTTTAGCTCTGATGCGTGTGGTTCATATACACGCTTATCA